TCGCAAGGCCAAGAAGGTGACTTCGACACAGGTAACATGCGTTACAAAGCCCGTGAACGTTATAGCTTTGGTTGGTCAGACTGGCGCAATTGGTACGGCTCGACCGGGGCCTAAGCACCCTAATTGCTAGTATTAAACTCAAAGATCGGGGCCTTAGTTGGCCCCTTTCTGCCGTTTGTACGCCCTCTTGTTTTTCTCTCTCTTTTGACAAACATCAGAACAGTATGCACTTGCCTTGTTGCGTTCTGAGGGTATTTTTTCGCCGCATCTTTCACACATTCTGTCGTCGTAATAAGCCATAGGCTTTTCACAGTCCTTGTATTTGGTGAAAAGGTAGGGACGTAAAGCTTTAATTATTGGATACGCTTTTTTGCATTCGGCTCTAGCGTGAAAGATTGGTTTCCAATGTGTTTTTGCTAATCTCGATGGTGACTTAAGTTCACGTGTTTTCAGACCAAAAAATTCAGCAAATCGTTGGACAGTTTCTTTACAAGTCATTTGTAGTTGAATTATTGGCCTTAAGCCATTTCCGTGAGAAGACAAAGTGATACACCCCTCACCGTCTATTAATCCTCCAAAATACGCTAATTTTTCTTCATGTGTAAAATTATTCCATCTATCTTCGTTGGTAGTCATTTTGTAGTACTCTATTTACGTGTCCGTAGACCCTAATAGAATAGCATTTAAGTTGGTATTAAGCAACAAAATAATTTCCTTTTACATAACATGCCTTAGCTGTTAAAATTATGGACGAGTAATTCACAAGCGCACCGCGCCGTAAAATCCCCTAAATACAATGCAAACAAGAACCAAACATATCTTTTTCACGGCTGCTACTACAGCCTCCGCCTCAGGAGCTTACCCTTGTGATTACCGCTTTGATGCCGGTGGTCTCCAAAGAAACCTTTATGGCACCCTGACATCCGGCGCTGAGATTAACGTATACCTGATCACGACAGATCCCGAAACCAAACTGCCTTTTATTACACACCTGGAAGAAACCGTTTCGGCTGGTTCTTCAGCGTACACAACAGCCACGAACTCATTTGCGTTTGTTATCAACGGACCATGCGACATCGTTAAGGTTGAAAAAGTAGGTTCTTCGGGAACAGCCACAGTTATCGGTATTTTGTAAACCAGAGTACCAAATTTGCGTTCCACTCTTTCAAGTGTCATCTCTAATGTTACCTCAGGAATTATCTCACCAATCACAGGTGTAGGTTCCGGTGGTAGCGCACCTGTGGACTCCTCTGCGAAAACCGCAGCGTTGTTCGGTGATTCTATCACAGCCATCAACGTCATCAATTTCACTGACACTATTTCGTACAGTAACTCAGGGTATTTCTGCCAATACAATGCTCTGACAAATGCGCGTATGAAAATGCCAGCGGTGAACAACAAAGGCGTTTCCGGTAACAGCACAAGTCAAATGCTTGCTCGTGTTACCGATCTAGCCCCACTTACTTTCGACGTTTGTTTTTTCATGGGCGGTACAAACGATGTTGACGGTCTGAACGTTCCTTCGACTACAGGTAACATCGGTGCTATTTTAGATTACATCGCAACAACTTTAGGTAAAACTGTTGTTATCTTGACAATTACACCTAGAACGCATTCATCTAGCCCAGCAGCTAAAAAGCAATTTATCCTAGATGTAAACACTTACATCATGGCTCAGAACGGAACCCGTGGTGGTAAAGTTATCGCTGTTGATGGGTACACACCTATGAACGATGGTAACAACGAACCTATTACAGGATCGACACTTGATGGTCTCCACCTGGCTCCTTACGGCGCTTACCTCGTAGGGAACGCTATTAAGACGCGTCTTGCAGGTGTCTACGGTGACGCTACCCTACCAGATTTCTCCGCCGCATCCAACATCTGTACAAACGGTGTCATGGCCGGAACAGGGGGAAGTGGCGGCTCTAACATTGCTACAGGATGGACTTACGGTGTATTCGGTCCGGTAACACCTTCTAAGACAGCAGGTGACAAACAAAGAATTGTTTTCTCTGGTACTTCAACAGACGGTGGTAACGCATGGGAGATCGGTCAATACGTAACGACAGGATATTCCAATGGCGATACACTGAGACCACAAGTTTTGGTCAACATGAGCAACTGCGCCAATATCGACTACTTCCAAGTAATTGTTGAGGTAGCTCCTCTTTTTGACCAGACGTTAAGAAACGTGAACGGTTTTTACGAAAGTGCTGCACTCATCGCAGAAAACTATGTCAACACAGGCCAGATGTTAATCACCTGTCCAGATCTCCCCATTTCAGTTGGAACACTAACATCTATTCGTATCCGTTTGCGTCTCCAAGTTAAAGACGCCGGTATCGCAACAGCGTCTGACTGTACAATTTTAGGTATGGGATTATTTAAGGTTTAACCATGGCTGAAACAGTCGGAACTACAAAGCTATTTGATCTACCTATAGACGAAATCATCGAGCAAGCCCTTGAGGGTCTCGGTGGGGAGCACGTATCTCAATACGAAGCAAAACTCGCTAGACGCGCCCTAAACCTTTTGTTTATCGACATGCAAAACAGAGGGATGGTTCCGTTGGCTTCTATGGAGCAAATTGTCGTACCCCTGACTTCCGGAAGCTCACTTGGGTACCCCATGGGAACCTCGGTGATCAACATTCTGGACGCTGTTATTCGTACGTCTACATCTACCCAAACCATCGACACACCGATTGAAAGGATCTCTCTTCAGGACTGGTTAGATATTCCTGTGAAGGACAGCCCTGGTCGCCCCACACAATTCATGGTGGATGCCCAAAGAGACCAGCTTCTTATAAATTTCTGGCAAGTACCAAACAACGCAACGTTTAAATTTGTAGCGTGGAGCTGTACTAAGGTTGCTGATGTTACTTCTAGCTACCAGCTTGTAGACTTTACTTCTCGTTATCTACCCTCAATTGTTTACGGGCTACGTTGGAAGATGGCCGAGATCCGTCAATTAGATCGTGATAGCGTAATGTACTACAAAAGCGAATATTTAGAATCTCTGGACCTCGCTATGTCTGAAGACAGAGAAAGAGTGGATTACGCCGTTCATCCGTATTCAAGAACGCAACTAGGATCGTAGTGAGATCAAGAAGACCAAACAGAAAAAGATCATCCGGAAAGAAATGGGCTACAGGTAAACACGCCTTAGCTATTTCCGACAGATCTGGCTTCAGGTACCCCTACCGTGAGATGATCTTCGAACCAGGTACAAACCTGTTTATTCACAGATCAGAATCTGACGGTATGTGGAACCGCGTAGACCACCCTCAAAACTTCCCGGCAGACACCCGCGAAGCTATCGGTTTGAAAAACGCTCACCCAGACGTGCGCGACCCAAGCCCACCTTTCATTTTTACCGAAGATGGATCTTTCATTATCTTCGACACAAGCGCTGACTTCCAGCCTGTTATGATCCCGGATTAATTTATGACTTTTAAGAAAAACGATGGTCAAAGCTTTACAACAGCTTCTGAAGCAAGCACGACTGATACCATCCTTATCAACCAAAATAACACTATTGTGCAAATCACTCTTGAGACCATGGGGGAGACTCTGGGGTTTGTCACGTCAGCTTCCGTAGCGGAATTTGTCACGTCAGCCGAAGCATCTGTTATCGGTCGTGTAGCAGCTCAAGATTTCTGCTCTGCTCAAGGTTTCATTACCAACGCCAGTGCCCAAGCCCAAATTGTTAGCGTTGTAGCTGCTCAAGGTTACATCACAGAAACTACAGCGAACACCCTGTACCTAACAAAGGTATCGTCTTCAGCGTTTGTCAAACCTGATGAACTTTCAGCTTATATCACTTCAGCGTCTGCGTACGATGCTTTTCTAACAAAGGTGTCCTCAAGCGCCTTTGCTAAAACATCAGACCTTTCAGAGTTCGTGACATCAGCAGCTGCTTCTGCGCTTATCGTACAAATTACAAGCGCCGCAGGGTACATTACATCGGCTTCCGCCTCAGCTGTTATCGCAGCCATTACCAATGCTGCCGGGTACATCACCTCTGCCTCAGCTTCGGCTGTTATCGTCGCTATTACAAACGCAGCTGGTTACATCACATCGGCTTCAGCGTCTGCTCAAATTCAATCTATTGTTAACGCCGCTGGCTACCTAACCCAAACGACAGCTGACACGTTATATCTGACAAAGACATCATCTAGTGCCTTTGCTAAAACAACAGAACTTTCAGTCTATCTAACGTCAGCTTCTGCTGATGCCACTTATCTGACGAAGGTATCATCTTCGGCGTTTGCCAAGACTACAGAACTTTCAGTTTATCTAACATCTGCCTCAGCCGATGCTTTGTACCTCACTAAGGTCTCGTCATCAGGTTTCATAGCCTCAGCCTGTGCCGAAGCAAGATTCCTCACAAAGACATCTTCGTCAGCCTTTGTTAAATACATCCCTTACTCAGGTTTGATTGATACAGTAAGCGTAAGATCCTACACGATCTTCCTTTGCCCACCAATCAACTATACGCTGGCTTCTGTGGCAACACGTACCAGCTCAGGAACTTGTTATTACAACATTGTTTGCTCAAACGCGACATTGGCTACTTCTGTGTCCGCAGGAACAGCCCTTGTAAACCAAAACGTAAACGCTGTTTGCACAGCCAACAACCCGATTAGAATACAAATCACAACTAACTCTTCAGCGATGAAGTTTGCTTGGACCGCTGTATTTAGAGAGGTTTAACCGTGTTCTTTCAGTATGTACAAAATAGCGGCGCAGCCCCCACAGCCACTCTTTTAGATGGTTTTGAAGCTAACCCGTATACAGCTTTGAATGGTGGAACTTGGGACCATGATCGCGTGTCCGTGGATAGACGAACAACACACGAAACACAAGGAACTTACGCATGGAGAATACAAGCATCAGGCGGCACGTTCTCTGGTGACGGTTATATCTCCGGTCCAAATGTTCTTTATGACTTACAAGATTACAGCAATTTGTACATCGATGTTTACATCAGTTCGTTACCCTCTGATTGTTTGTTGGCTTTTGGTGTTTTTGATCAAGTTGGTTTTACAGGAACAGACACAGCTACTACTTCAGGTGCTACTGGCGCATTTACCTTAAGTTTAGATTTAACCACTGTGACCCCTAGATCGAACATCGCTGTTTCTTTAGACATCATTCAGCTTGGTCTGAACGGTGGAAACGCGGTTGTTTACGTAGACAATTTAAGAGCAGTATAACAATGATTACAAATTACGACACATTAGTATCAGCCGTTGTAGCCCTTGCTGAGGATGATGGAGAAGAGTTCTTCAATTACATTCCTACAGCGATCTACGTTGCTGAAGAACGTTTGATGAAAGAACTGGACACCGATGGTATCCAAGAGGTTGTCTTTGTAACAGCCACAAGTGGTAATCAGTTCCTTTTTAAACCTGAGGGCTACCGTGTGGTCCAAGACCTTTATTTTGAAGTTTCAGGTTCGGTGAACTTTCCTGCAATGAAAACTGCAAGCTTCATCAAGGACTACTGGCCTAACGTAACAACAAAAGATAAACCTAAATACTTCGGTAACTGGGACTCTGCCGCGTGGATCTTAGCACCCACACCCGACCAAAACTACGTATTCACGGTTAACTGCGTTCAGGATGTTCCGCATCTTACCTCAAGCGTATCTGCAAACTACTTCACGTCACGCGCACCTGATGCTCTCCTTTATGCAACCATGTCACATATGTCAGAATTCATGAAAGACTACGGTACACGTGATACGGTATGGGAACCTAAATACGCAAGAGCGCTTGAGGGTCTCAATAACGAAGCCCGTAGATCTCGTCGTGATAGCGCGAAATCTCCTAAGAACCCCGATACAAATACCCTTACAGGTAACGTATAATTAGAGTTACCCCTTAATGCCTTCAACATATACAAACCTTCTAAGACTGATTGATCAAGCCAACGGTGAAAACGAATACACCTGGGGTGACCTATGTGACACCAACTTTCAACTTATTGAAGATTCTATCGCAGGTCTTCACACAGAAAACATCACAGGTTCTTCTGACCACACCTTAACGACAGCTAACGGTGCTGACGACGAAGCCCGTAACATGATCATCCAAACAACAGGTGTTGTTTCAGGAAACCTCAGCGTTATCGTTCCTGCCAGATCCAAGATGTACGTGCTCTTGGCTGACCACACAGGAGCCTTCACAGTAACAGTTACAACTGGCTCAGGTACAGGAACAACCATCGAACCAGGTGACCGTATGATCGTTATCTGCGATGGGACGAACGTAACGAAGGTTGCTAACGTAGCCTCAACAACAGATAGCACCCGTATTTTTCAACCGGGGATGGAACAAGCATGGGCAGGAGCAATTGCAGACATTCCAGCCGGTTGGTTGTTTGCCAACGGTGCCGCTGTTTCAAGAACGACTTATGCAGCCCTCTTTGGTGCTATTGGAACTATTCATGGATCAGGTAACGGTACAACCACGTTTAACATTCCAGACCGCAGAGATGTTGTTATGATCGGTGCAAGACAAGATGATTCCGGTATTCCAAAAACAAACATCACAGGATCTCTAACTGCATCTGGTGGAGCTTACGCCGCAACGACAGGCGCTGGCGGTGACCACTCACACGGTGGGTCTACTGGTACGTACGCCCTGCTGACCGCAGACCTTCCGGCCCACACCCACGCTGTAGGAACACTGAGTATGTCAGCAGGTGGAACCCACACCCACACTGTTCAAGCAAAAAGCGCAAGTGTTAACGATGGCTCCGTATCAGCACTTCGTGTCGCAGGTCTTGCGGTTGGGTTAAGCTCGTCTCCAGATACGTACACAA